TTGTTTAAGAAAACAGGTGCTAGGTACACTGTTGACACATCTCTGAAAACCATTGGGTCGCGTGAAAGGGAGGTTAAAACTAAGAATTGGTATGAACCTACTAGGTCAAGGGCTATAATTCAAGAAGAGTCACCTATTTCTCAACTTAAACAAATTTATTTTCGACCTATTACTAATTATTTTAAAAAGAAAAATGAGAAATGGGAACATAAGATTGGTGTTGGTGGATTATTGACTGGTTTACAAGGACAGTACTTCTATGACAGGTTTTATGGTCATAAAAATACTTTTCAAGTAACGATGGATGGTTCTCGCCACGATCAGAACGTTTGTAAGGAATTGCTTCTTGGAGCTTTTTCGATGCTGCGCGCCTGCTTTCCAAAAGGAGGTGATGTCGATAGACATTTCTTTTTCTTTGCTTCTGGGCACATTTATAAGAGACTTCTTTTAAATGATGGACTCGTCTATAGGGTTGAAGGCGGTATTCAGACTGGAGATCCAGCTACATCACTTATAAATACGTTTGTAATGCTACTTGAGAAAACAATATTATATAAGAAACTTGGGATTGAACAGCCAAAAGATAGTGTTTATTATGGAGATGACCAATTTGAATTGTTTAGTAATAAGGTAGAGTTTCCATCTGACTTTGAGGAGTTATCTAAGAAACTAATTGGTATAACACAGAAAGACGTTGTAATAAAAGAGTCAGCAAGTGACTTTAGCTGGGATTTTGCAAAAGAACCGAGCTTTTTACAAATCTATTTTAATAAAGGTTCACCCTTACGCTCTACTGAGCGTATGTTTGACAAAATGCTGTATATGGACCCCAAAGTCAGAGATTGTTATGATATGAAAATTGAGGCCATAATGAGCATGGCGTATACAAGTTTTGGAAATCCATATGTTTTTGAATTAATTAGTGATTACATAAGATTTTTATGTGGTAAGTACGGTGTAAGTAGTATCGATTACATTGACAAGATGTACATGCGGGTTATGAAAGTATACTGTGGAAGTATACGGATTACAGATCTGTTCAACGCCAGAGGGGAATTCGGGTATGTAAGGAAGAAAAAATATGCCCTTCCTTACTATGATTATGAGATGACAAAACTTTTAGGCTCTTGCCTCTTAGCAATTACGTTGGAATAATTCTTGGAAACTCAACTGGCCGGAATAAGAAAATTGTAAGGAGATTAATTTCGAAGCATAAGCTTTTTAATGCTAAGGACATGAATTATTTTTGTGCCGCTTTGGATCATTATTACTTCATGAAAATCAAAACTACTAAATCAAGGCTGCGCGTAGTACACCGCAGCCCCACTTGCTTGTGAGCCACGGGACCAGGATATAC